AAGTAAAGGCAGTTGCACAGTTCACAGAGACACAAGCGTTCCACACTGAACTAAACAAAGAATTAAAAAAACATATGAACTTTGAAAAACAACCAGAGTTCCTAAAGTGGTATACTTATGAGGCAATGTCTGGTTATAAGAAGTTCTCTTTGAAACAGGCTGCAGCATCTGTTTGTATGGAATTCAATGCAGACAAAGGAACAGTTTCAAAGTTTATTGAGGTGACTGCTGATGGTAAGTCTTCTGGACTAACAGATACTCCAAGTGTTGGTTCTAAGGTTGTTAGTATTTCATCTAAAGTAAAAGTATATGCTGCATACAAGTCTGGTGGTGGTAATCCATATTCTACACTGAGACTTGGACTTGCAGAAGATAGAAAATCATTTGATGAGACACCAACTCTTGCTGGTATTATCAGAGAAGAAATTATGAATGATAAGATTTGCAATATGTTGGTAGAAGACAGATATCAACTAGACGAATTTGCAATTGTAAAGAAAGCATTTGGTAAGTTAAAAAAGATGGGTAAAGATGTTAAGATGTGGTTTGGAAATTTGTTGACAAGAATTATGGAAAGAGTTAAAGTAGTATTTGATAAAATTAAGAACATGGGTTCTAAAATGTATGAAGCACTATTTGGTTTTCTTAATATTAAGGTTGACAAGGTAAAAGCATCTATGCCTAAAGAACTTGAAGGTTTTGTTTAATGTTGAAGTTTAACGATTTTCTGACAGAGGATAAGGGAGGAAAGAACCTCCACTTGGAACATATTGAGGATGAAATCCTTAACTATGGAGTGGATGGTGGTCGTGCCTCAATTAACTTTGTTCGGTCTTTGCGTGACATGCTCGCTGGTGCATCTCGTTCCTCAATTAATATGACCGTAAAATGGGACGGTGCTCCGGCAATATTTGCTGGGATTGACCCTTCAGACGGCAAGTTTTTCGTTGCAAAGAAATCGGTATTTAACGTAAGTCCAAAATTATATAAGTCTAATGCAGACATTGATGCAGATACTTCTGGTGACTTAAACACAAAGTTTAAAGTTGCACTCAAGTATTTTCCTAAGTTGGGAATCAAAGGTGTTCTACAAGGTGACTTGATGTTTACTAATTTGGAAACTGAAAAGATTGATGGAACTTCTTATTATACATTCCAACCAAACACAATTGTATATGCAGTTCCAGTTGACAGTGACCTTGGTAAACAAATGAATAAGGCAAAGATTGGTGTAGTGTGGCACACCACATACACTGGTGATGAACTACAATCTATGCAAGCATCTTTTGGTGCAAATATTAGTGGGATGACTCAAACATCTGATATCTGGATGGATGATGCAACTTACAAAGATGTTGCTGGTAAGGCAACAATGACACAAACAGAGACAGAGGCAGTCACGGCATCTCTATCAAATGCTGGTAAGACATTTAGAAAAGTTGACTCTGGTTTGTTGAAGAAGTTTTTAAGTCTACAAGAGAATACATTTAGTAAGGGTAATCTTGCTGGTGGTTCACTAAAGACATATAACAATAGTAAAGTTAGACAGGGTGAGAAGATTACAAATCCATCATCTCATGCAGCAGGATATATTAAGTGGGTAGAAGATACGTTTCAAAAACAAATTGATAAACTAAAAACTCCTGCTAAGAAGACAGAATTAGAAACAAAAAAGAAAGAGGTAGTTCGTGAGTTGAAGAAACACACAAGAAACCTCGCAAGTATTATTGAGTTTCAAAACTATATTGTTGACGCAAAAATGGGTATTATCAAGAAACTAAATAGTGTTAAGCAGATTGGAACATTTATTCGCACAAGTAACGGATTTAAAGTGACTGATGGTGAAGGATATGTTGCAATTGATAGAACAACTGGTGGTGCAGTTAAACTAGTAGACAGAATGGAATTTAGTTTTAATAACTTTACTGCAATCAAGGCATGGGACAGATGAAGACATATAAGGAATTATCTGACGAACTTATTGAACGTAAGGTTATGTCTCGTGACCAGAGACGTAAAGCTGCATTGCGTATGAAGAAACTAGCAAGGTCTTCTGCATTTCAAGCAAAGGTGCAACGTAAGAAGTTGAAAATGGCAGACCCTGCTACAATTCATAAACGTGCATTGAAAAAGGCAAGAGAAATTATTATTCAGAAATATTCTGGTTTGGACAAGAGTGAGTATCAAGAACTTCCACTTGCTGCAAGATTAGAATTGGATAATCGTGTTGTTTCTAAGAAAGGTGCTGCAATTCAAAAGATTGCTAAAAAGTTAAAGATTAAAATTAAAGGCGCCGAAAGAGAAAGATTGCAACAAGTAAGACAAGGTGGTAGTGAAGAATGAAAAGTTTTTCAGAATTAAGAGAAGCAAGAGATAACACAGTAGTTTTTACTTTTGGTAGATTCAATCCCCCTACAACTGGGCATGAAAAACTAATTACAAAACTTTCTGATGTTGCAAAACAGAATAGTGCTACCTATATGGTTTTCCCTTCACATTCACAGAATGCGAAGAAAGACCCACTTCCACATGCAAAGAAGATTGCATATATGCGAGCAATGTTTCCAAAACATAAGAAAAACATTATCGCATCAAACAATAAGAATGTGTTTGCAATTGCAACAGAGTTGTTTGATAAAGGATTTAAGAATGTAGTGATGGTCGTTGGTTCAGATAGAGTTGATGAATTTAAATCACTATTAACAAAGTATAATAATGTAGAAGGTAGACATGGTTTCTATAACTTTGATTCTATCAATGTAGTATCTGCTGGAGAACGTGACCCAGACGCAGAAGGTGTGACAGGAATGTCTGCATCTAAAATGCGTGCTGCTGCATCTGCAAACAACTTTGACCAATTTAAACTTGGACTTCCAAGTGGGTTTAAGAGTGGTGAAAAACTATTCAAAGATATTCGTAAGTATATGGGTATTCGTGAATCGTTTAATCCTATTCAAGAAGAGATTACACCAGAAGACGTATTCAGAGATATGTATGTCAAAGGTGAAGTATTAAACATTGGTGACACTGTTACTGATAATTATACTGGAGTCACTGGTTTAGTAATTCGTAGAGGAACAAACTATGTTACCTTTGCAGAAGAAGATGGAACGACTCATCGTAGATGGTTGTATGAATTACAACTGGACGAAGAGTTGGAAGAAGGCATCCTTGGTGACATGATGAAGGACTTGGGTAAGATTATCTTTGGTAAGAAATTGTTCCATACTGCAAAGAGAATGGCACACAAAGAAAGATATAAAGTTGCAATCCAACACCTAAGAAGACTTAAATCAGATGTTCGCAAACAAGGTGGTTGGGACGAATGGGCAAAGAAAAACGGATTAACAAAACCTGGCATGATGGCAACTCAAGGGGGAGTTGAATCTACAATCTTAGGATGGGCTGCTGACTTTGCTGGAGTAAGTGTTAGAGAACTTAGTAAAGTATTGGATAAGTCTACTCGCACTGAAGCACAAGACCCAGACATTAAAGATAAGAAAGGGACTCAACCTAAGAAGTATTTTGCAAAAGATGCTGAAGGTGATGAAATGGCAAAGTCTACTAAAGACAAAAGAGATGCACATTTCAACAAAGGTAAAGAAAAAGATGATGATGACCCTAGTGCATATAAACCTGCTCCAGGCGATGCATCTGCAAAAACAAAACCATCGTCTTATACGAATAAGATGAAGAAGAAATTTCCAGACTTGTATAAAGAGAGTCAGATGATTGATGAAGACGCAGATAAGTCTCTTGCTAAAAAGGCAGAGTCATCTGGAATCTCAGTATCTATTCTGAAACAAGTTTACAAGAGAGGTGTTGCCGCATGGAGAACTGGTCATAGACCAGGCACAACTCCAGAGCAGTGGGGACATGCCAGAGTCAACAGTTTTATTACTGGTGGCAAGACACGAACCACTGCCGATGCCGACTTGTGGAAAAAACACAAAGGTGTTAAAGAAGATTCTCGTGAAATCGGAACTGATGCAAGAAGGGAGATGACACAAGATATGACGCCAGGACAGGAAGTAGAAAAGTATACTGTTGCCGAAGGTTTAACTATGATGGTAAAACATGGCAGAAAGAAATATCAACTTGGATATGACCAAATAATTAAGGTAAATGGAAAAGAATATAAATCTGTTGGTGTTTCTAAACAACAAGTTTATGTTGTAAAGGGTGAAGATGGAGAAAGAGTATTCTCCAAGAAAGAATTTGAAGCACTTCTAAAGAAGGGTGATATTGAAATCGTTGATACTGGTTCAATTTGGCAACCAGAGGAAAGGACATTCTCTTTCAAAGAACATATGAATTGTGGAACACCAGATTGTTGTAACGAATGCTCTACTTCTAATCTGATTGAATCTAACATTTTTCGTGTAGGTTCAGAAAAGTATTTTGAATTCTTTAATGAGAAAAGAACGCAATTTGAACAAGGAAAGTTAAATTTGCAAGGTTTTGATAAAGAACTCATTGAAGGAGACATTGGAAAATATGCAGTATATGAAGGAGAGAATGTTCCTTTGGACTGTCCGATGGTAGAATCAGAGTATCAAGGAAAAGATGTCGAACTAAATAAGCCAAAGGCAGGTGGGCCCAAGAAATACTATGTGTATGTAAAAGACCCATCTACAGGTAATATTAAGAAAGTCACATGGGGTGACACTACAGGATTGAAGGTTAAACTGGATGACCCAGCAGCAAGGAAATCTTTTGCTGCCCGTCATGATTGTGAAAACCAAAAAGACAAAACAAAAGCAGGTTACTGGGCATGTAACCTACCTCGTTATGCAAAACAACTTGGATTGAGTGGTGGAGGAAACTTCTTTTGGTAAGACCATATACTGAAGTATTAGAGAATGATTATATTATAAGAGAATTTTCTGGTGATGTTAATGAGTCAGAATTAATCTGGCACAGAGATAAACAAACTAGAGAAGTAAAAGTGTTACAAGGTGATGGATGGAAAATCCAAATGGATAACCGTCTTCCCGAAGAACTTGAGAAAGGTAACAACTATTATATTCCTAAGATGGAGTATCATAGGTTAATTAAAGGTAAAGGAAGTCTGTTGTTACAGATAAAGGAAAACGATTATGACTAGATACAGTTCGACAATGAGAGAAATCCTTTCACAAATTCGTGAGGGAGCACCCTTGCACATAAACGAAGAAAAATTTGCTGGATGGATTGCAATCTTTAAGGGCAAGAAACTTGAAATCAAAAAGAGTGAAGCAAAAGACCTATATGGTGCAAAACTCAAAGCAATTAAAGACTTGAAAGTTCCTAAGTCACAAGTGGGACTTCTTGCTATTGAACCAGCATATGAAGAATTCGTTAAAGAGGCACCAGAGGATATGCAACCAGCATCTCCAGACGAAGGTGGTATGGCAAAAGACCAACTAGAATTCATGAAATATGCTGCTGATGAAATTATGCAACATATTGAAAATGGTGGTGAGTTCCCAGAATGGATGCAGAACAAACTCTCTGGAACTTTTGAAAAGATGAAATCTCTTCATGCAAACATTGACCATAGTAATGTGGAAAATGTTAAAGAAGAACTTGACGAAGGTGCATTTAACAAACTGAACCTTGCTGCAAAAGACCTTGCAAGATATGCTGCAAAAGATAAAAAAGGTATGGATTATAACGACTTCATGAAAGCTGCGGCAATGATGAAG